TTGAAGTATACTAATGAGCTTAAACATATTATTCATCAAGAGTTTACGAATCCGACACCTGAGTTTGTAAAACATTTTGCGAAGCAGGTTTATCCTGGTGTGGTGACAGCAAGGATTCTCGAGCAGTTTACTAATCTCGCAAAGCGATCAATCAACCAACACATTAACGATCTGATAACGGACAGATTGAAAACAGCTTTGAAAAAGGAAGATGAGACGCAGGCTCCAGATAACGCTCCATTAGCAGAAGAGAGCGCTTCTAAAGTTATCACAACAGATGAAGAGCTTGAGAGTTTTATGATTGTGAAATCAATTTTGCGTCAAAGAATAGCAATTAATAGAATCACTTATAGGGATGCCCAATCTTATTTTGCTATTTTATTGGACGATAATAACAGAAAAACTATTTGCAGGATGTATTTGAATGGGAATAAAAAATCAATTGCAACCATAGATGATCAGAAAAAGGAAGTTAAGTTCGAGCTGAACAGTTTGGATGATATTTTTAGACATAGTGATGAATTGCTCCGTGTTGTTGAAACTTTAGAGAAATCAAAAGAGGTTATTTCATAATTGAGCATTACCACTCCGGTGTGAAGGTCGGAGTGGAGTAGAGAGGGAGCCGTATCATCTTTGGTACGGCTTCTTTTTTTGTGTTAATTTGACGTAATTTGCATAAGTTTGTGCTGTCGTTGTAAATACAATACAACACGGGTCTATAAGTTTACATCATGTCAAACGCCATGAGACACAAAACCATTAGGCCCTGTTTATGCTGTATTTTGTTACTCGACAAGAGGTTCTTTTGAGACGGTTTTAAGGTTATCAAAAACCACTGAAAACGAAGGCGGTGTCCTGTGCACAAGGGCGCTGCCATAATTTTATCTAACTTATACATGGCAAAGACACCACCAAAAACAAAAGCACAAAGCGAAACACCTGCCGCCACATTTACGGATCAATCTGAAGTGTTGCGTCAACGAATTCTAGCTTATCTCGAAACCAAGTCAGCTACACTGCAAAACCAATTGCAAAAACTTGAGATGGCCATTGCAGACACCGGTGTTGACACTCAAAGGATGCGAGCTGAACAGGCAAGCAAGATTCGAGAGCGTGTTTTGGATATCCAATCTGATATGGCCACAATCCAATACATCAGCGCGAAATGATTTCCGATATAGAATATCATCGAAGGATAATGACTGTGCTCAGGCAAACCCTCGATTCGTATGATACCAAAACGATCATTGAATCCGGTGTGGCCATGTGGGGTGTTACGCGGCCAACAATGTCAGAGTATATCAAAGTGGTCAACGAATACATTGCAGAGCAAGCAGCGCCTGAAGCAAAGGCATGGGTTAGTAAGCAATTACTCAAATGTGAAAAGATGATGTCGGAACTGCCATCTGATATGGCGAAGACTCCTGCTGGTGTTATGGCAATGGTGAAGATCATGGAGCATCAAGCTAAGCTGCTCAATTTATTCAAAACAACAGTGGAAGTTCTGCCGCCCGTTAAGGAAATCGGGTTCAAGAATATGAGCGAGGAAGAGGGATGAAGGTTGTTTACCATCCATATTTATTCAATCCTTTATTTTGGCATCTTGAGCGTGTTCTTGAGGATCCAAAAATAAGGTTTGTGTTTGTCATTGGTGGATCCAGTGCAGGTAAAACGCACACCATTGTTCAAAATCTACTCCTGTATCAACAGAAGCATCACTGCAATTTCATGACCTACAGGAAGGAATCAACAACAATTGATGACACTGTATATTCTGACTTTCAAAGCGCAGCTAAAGCCTTGGAGCTTACCGGTGATTTAGAATTCATAAAAAGACATATTCGGGCTAAAAACGGGGAGTATAAAACCACCTTCAAAGGGCTTGACGACCCTGAAAAAACAAAAGGATTATCGAGCTATCAATTTGTGTACATGAATGAGGTTTCAGCATTTGAAAAGGAGGATTTTGACGAATTGAGCAGACGTTTGCGTGGAAAGCCAAACCAAAAGATTATTGCTGATATGAATCCAATTGATCCTGATCATTGGGTGAATAGAGATATCATTCAGAAGGTTGTGGATGATGTGCCAATGGAGAAATGGATCGACTTGCCTTTGAATGTTCCTGGTGCTCCAACAAAATATTCTATGTTGGACCATGAGCATAGTTATATTCGAATAAATGAGATAGGCAATACTGTTCTGATAAAAACTACTTACCGCGATAATTTTTGGATTGTAGGTCATCCTGCTGGCTCACAATACGGGTTTCGAGATGAGCACACCATTGCTAACTTCGATTATTACAAGACGTACAAGAACGATTATTACTATACGGTGTATGCCAATGGTGAGTTTGGTAGAATGAAGACCGGTAGCGAGTTCTTTGATGAATTCAGTAGAACCACCCATGTAAGCGACTCCGTTGAGCCCGACCAAAATTCTGCCATTATTTTAGCTTTTGACTTCAATAGAAAACCATATAGTACCTGCCTATTGATACAAAAGGGTAGGCTTCCCGATGGCAAGGCCAAAATAACTGTATTGGATGAAATATGTTTGACGCCTCCAAATAACAGCATAACGGATATCAAGGATAGAATTGAAGCGATGTACCCATGGATCAAGTCTGTTTTCTATACAGGCGATCCATCAGGCCGTGCGAGAGGTCAGCGAAAAGGAAGGGAAGAGGCGAATTCGTATGAAGAGCAGATTGAGATCGATTTCAATCAATACAGGCATAATTACTCAAACATCTTCCTTCGTTCAGCTCCCCCACTTGCCAAACGCCAATTCGCTATGTCCAAAGTATTAAAGGGAGATACTTGTGTTTTGGAAATATCACATCGTTGCAAGAACTTAATCAAGGATTTTGATACCCTTACTATTGATCGCACTGGTGGGTACGTTAAGCGTGTAGTGAGAGACAAGGCCACGGGAGATAGTTACGAAGAAGGAGGCCACTGTGCTGATGCATTAATCTACTACTTGGCTTATGAATTCAATGAAGAGTTCTTTCCAAAATAAAAAAGCGGTGTTTTGTATAATTTGACGTAATTTGCATATATTTGCATAACTAATTTATAGCGTCATGGATTTAGAAAGGCAAATATTGGAACTCAAAGAAGAGTTGGACAAGATGAAAAAGGAGCAGCATGTTGATGCGAGTGCAGTGAAGATCCGTTGGATTCCATTACCAGATGCGATGATCGCGCTGGGCAAGTGTTCTTTGCGTGTGCGTAAGTCTGAACGTGGTAAGAATAAAGGTAAAGTCACCTACGAGCGAGGTGAAAAGGTGCCGATGTCTTATCAAACCATTATGAAAATGCTCAAGAGCGATCCTGAATTTGAATTAAAAAAGGTCAAGGGTAATTGGTTTATTGTAAAATACCCTAATGATTTCGCAGCATAGCTGTGATATAGTTATACGTTTGGCTCAAGGTAGTTAATAACCCCTTCAAAAAGTTGAAGGGGTTATTTGTTTAATTTGACGTAATTAGCATAATTTGGCGCCAATGAAAGTAAATAACCTAATCTTTCTTTGGAAGACCTTAAACGGAGTTAAACACCCCGATCATGAGCATACAGTTGAATATGCAAAGAAGCTCAAAAACATGTTTTCCAACAGCAGATCTGCCAATGGAGAATTGCTACAGCAGTTCATCAAGCGCGAAAATATTGAGGATTTCGAGCAACGAAAGGCCATCACGAGGCTAACAACACCGGCTCTGATCAACAAGATCATGACCCCGTTCAATAAAGCACTCAGAACGGACAATGTGAATATTTCGCTCGGTGATAAAGAAAAGGATTTAGCGGATAAGTTCAATGGTAATCAGCCATTGTACAATTATGTCACAACCGAGGTCCATCGTCGCGCCTTCCGGGATCCAAATGCATTCCTAGTTATAACTATACCGGAATTCGATCACAATACTGAAAAGGCAAAATTCCTACCCGAAATTATTGCATCCAAGGATGTGCTGAATTTCAAATATGATCACACGGTATTGCAGCATGCTGTATTGCAGATGGGTAGTGTGGTCAAGTGTTATAATTTCTCTGAGGATTCCGATCAAAGCGAGTGTTTGGTTGCCAGAGTAGTTGATGATCGAAGCAATGCATTAGAGCCTGCTCTGATGGAAAAAGATTCTGGTGAATTAGAGGTTGTCGCAAATTTGGTAAAAGAAAACACCCCGTTGTATGTAAAGGCAGCGAGTAAGACCTACGAAATCAAAGTATATAAACCTCATGTAAAGCATATTCAAGTGATGCGCATAGGCTTTATTCCTGATGATGATACCGATGGTAGAACTTGCGTTACGCCATTCAATACCGCTATTCCAAGAATGGAATCGTTGATTAAGGCCAAAAGCGAAATGGATATTTCCATTGCACTTCACGTCTTTCCTCAAAAGATCCAACAGGTTGAAGAGTGTAAGGGGTGGACGGGTTCAGATGGAATTCACACTATGTGCAGAAATGGATTTCAGGTAGGTAGTGATAAAATATGCCCAAACTGCAAAGGTTCAGGACATGAGCCTATTGCAAAAAGTGCAATGGACGTAATCACAACAAGGCTTGGAAAGAAGCCAGAGGATGATCGAGATTTGGACAATATCGTTCGATACATTCAGACTGACATCACTACTCCGAAATTTCTTTTGGAATATCTCAAAGGTGAAGAGTTGGCCTGTATTCAGGATGTGTTTCCTTCTAAAGCACAGGAAAAAAGCGTTATGAGCACAGCCACAGAGATCAAAGTGGACTATGAGGATCAACAAGACGTTTTGCTGCCATACAACAGACAGATCGAAGCCATTTGGACCTTCTGCATGGACATGGCTACTCAGATTCGCGATATAGATAGTCCACAATATAAAATTCGATTCCCGGATGATTTGGATATCAAGACACTATCTGAATTACTCACTGATTACAAAGAAAGCGAAGGAATGCCAGTCGCAGTGCGTAGGGCTCTTCGTAAGAAAATTTCCCGAAAGCTATCGGTTTCTGATAGCCACAGCGATATGCGCGATGCTGTTAGAATCATTCACGAGCCTTTTGGAGACAAGAAAGTAGAGGACATCAAGTATTTGATTGCTCAGAATTTAGTTACTCCTGAAGATCGGATTTTGTGGGCGAACTATGATCGCATCATGGATAAACTTGAATTGAAGTATGAGAATTGGTTCGCAATGACTCCTGCAATTCGAGATATGAAAATCCAAGAGGATGTCAAGTCTATTATGGATAAAATAAGTCCAACGGTTGTTATATGAGTGCCACTGATGACGCATGGAAAAAGGTCGAAGATTTGATCGAAAAAGTTGAACGATCATCTGAACGATTATTGACTAAAGCTGAACGCAACCTTGTGGAACGGCTCATGAATGCTCTGTATCAATACGAAAAGGATAAAAATCTGAATGCAAAGCGCGATCTAACAATGATTGTCGATGAGGTTCTAAATGATTTTCAAAGTAATGAGTTGAAGCCAATCGTTGAGACTATTTCTAAGGAAATTGTTGCCACGGTAAAGGCAATAAATTCTTATTTCAAATTGCAAATCAAGGGATCCAATTTCCTTGCCTTTTCAAAAAAGATTGAAAAGGACTTGCTTGGTAAAATGGGGATTGAACTCTCGGAGTCATCTTTCAAAATCATTACCGGTGGTTACATGGATAGCCTAACCAATAATCCAGAGTTGAGAAATGGAGTGAGTAAAATTATTATTGACAGTGTTTTCAATGCCTCTCCATTTTCCGACATGATGAAGTCGCTTATTCGATTTGTTGAAGGAACTGATATGCAGGAGGGCAAGTTGTTACGGCATTTCAAAACAATGGCATTAGACACATTCAATATAGCAGCCAGAGCGCAAGAGGACTTAATCGCGAAGGAATTTAACATGGATGCTTTTTTATTTACGGGCACCGTGATTGAAACCACACGATGTTTTTGCAAAGAGAGGGCAGGCAAGGTGATATTGACAAATGAAGCCACAACAGAATGGCCAGTGCTCAGGAATGAGAAATGTGGTCCAAGATGGGATGATGATTTGGAATACATTCCACTAAAGCACATGGGTGGGCATCGTTGCCGTCATCACAAAAGATATATTACCAACTCAGAGGCGATCAGAAGAGATTCTACCATCAAATCAAATGAGAAAGGTGAATTGTATAGAGCAGTTTAATTTAAACCTAAATAAATCATGTCAAACAAAACATTTTCAAGAAACGGAGTGACCCGCGAATTCGATGAAGACGTAATCCTTGCGTTCTCAACCAAAAAGTACCAATTCCCGGAGGCCGAAGGATGGGTGGAAGCTCCTGGTGAAGTTACAGGAGAAAAAAATACTGATGCAGAAGCGGCAGCAAAGGCAGCGGCTCAGGTTAAAGCAGATGCAGAAGCGGCAGCAAAGGCAGATGCAGAAGCGGCAGCCAAAGCGGAGGCAAACCAAGCTCCAAAATCTGAATCGGAAGGTTATACCACCACTGATCTTGAAGAAATCAAGAAGAAACTTAATGGAGCTACAAAGGAAGATATCATCTCATTCTTTGGTAATGATCCACGTGTGACCATGACACGCTTGCGCGATGAGTTGATTTCTGAAATTCCTGCATAAGCATGAAGATCACTATCCGAAATAAGCGAAGTGGCTTTGAGCAGAACCTGGACCACAAGGACTTTGAAAAGTGGCCTGATGATTTGAAAAAGAAATTTCAGATCACATCAAAGCCAATTGAAAAAACTAAGGAAGTAAAGGAATTGGAAATTGCAATTCCTGAACAACCACAAGCACCTGAAATGAACACTTAACGTGTTCATTTCATGTTGAATTGTTTTAGAGAATCGCAACATCAGTATAATTAAATCAATAACTTTGCAATGAGTAAAGAGTTAATCGGGGCCCTCAGCAAGGCGTTAAACGTGGCTGAATCGGAGGTATCATCAACTCTCTTTGATGGTGACAAGATCAAGGATGGTGCAGGCAAATTCATTGAAGACAAGTTTAGCGCACATGTTGCCAAACTTAATGAGGACGCTGAAGCCAAACGCAAAAGAGACCTAGAGCAGGCTGAAGGCAAGTTTACAAAACAAACTGCTGAAAAGTTTGAAAAGGCAATCTCAGATGCAATTCCCGGTATCGACAAAACGCTGAAAGGTAATGACCTTTTGAACGCAATTCCAGAAGCAGTCAAGAAGATCACAAACATTCAGACCGAGCCTGACAAGATCAAGGCATCAGAAACTTTTATACAAGGTGTCCGTGAAGCGGAAGAGCGTGTGAAAAAGGACTATGAAGGCAGGATCACTGAGAAGGAAACGGCCTTGAATGATTTGAAGTCTAACATTGAAAAGGAGAAGGTTTCTAATGCTGTTAAAGCAGCAGCAAGAAAATTCGAAGATTCATTGACGCTTCGCACTGACATTCCTGCTGAAACAATCCAAGCCCTTAAAGCAACAGCACAAGCAGCGTTATTATCCAACAACCAATTCAAGGTTTTGGAAAATGGCGAAATTGTGTTGATTGATGAAAAGGGAGAATTGAGAAAGGACGCACACGGACACTCACTTAAACTTGATTCCGTCATCACTGATGCCTATAAGCCACTAGACGGCTTAAAGACAGCCGCTAAAGCGAAAGGTGATGGTGGTGGTGGTGGTGGTGCTGGTGGTGGAGCTGGTGATACAGTCACAATTGAATCCTTGGGTTTATCTGCTCCAAAAAACATGGAAGAGTACAACGTATTCTTGTCATCAGCAAACAAGTTGAAAGGAGAAGGGAAGCTAGGACAATCGCAATTTAACGCGATTCTTGGAGAAGCGGACAAAGCCATGCTTGAAGCAGTTGAAGCAAAATAAAAGCAATTCCTAACCTAATTTTTAAATACAATGGCAATTACTAACGGCACAAAAACTGCATCGGCCTTGTTGGCCTTGCAGATGGAGATGACCAAGGCTCTTAATACTGATACAAGCGTAAATCGTTTGTATAAGAATTTTGATCCTGCAACCGCAAAAGCTGCTTTGGCTAACCAAGCTGCTAAGATCGAATTCTCAAAAGAGAAAGAACAATCGATGAAAATCGTATGGTTCGAGCAAGTTGAAACCGCTGTGGAAGAAACTGCTACGACTGAATGTGACTTCACAGGAGCACAAGGTGGTACCGATGCGCAAACCAATGTGTTGGATGCTGCAATCAACACCACTTTCTCGGTGAATTCAAAGGATCAGCGTACCAACGAAATTTCCGAACAGCAAGAGATTGCTCAATTGATGCTTCAGCACATGTACCAGCATGCTAAGAACATCAATGCAAAAGTGTTGGCTTTCCTTGAAGCGAACATTGGTACTTCCGCTTGGGCTCCATCTGGCTACACAAACAATGCTTCTGGTATTGTTGTGCCGGCTGTGGACTACAACGACAACTTGATGTCGAAGATCGCTCGTATTGAAATCTTGAATAACCTCATGGGTTCATTCGCTGTTACAGGCGGTGATTTCTATGATGCTTATTTCAATGCAGAAAAGAAGTTTGCAAATGCTGATGGTAAAGACAACCGCAATCGCTTAGACGCGATCAATTGGGTGTTCGATATCCGTGGCCTTGGTGCAGTCGCAAATCAGCCTATCTATATGGTAAGCCCGTTTGCTTATGCATTCGCGAACAAAGCTCGTGACATCTTCCCAATGGGAGCTCCACGTGAGTCTCGCGCTGGTGATAAGGTGTACTACTCTTTGCAGAATCCGTTCTTGCCAGGAGTGTACCACGAAGTCACTGAGCGTTATGACTGCTTGGAGAACGCTTACGACACCACTCACTTTGCCATTGACACTCAGTTCAAAGGATTCATGAATCCTAAGAGCGCGAATGCATCGACAAACACTGGTATCATTAAGCTCTTCAAAGGCGCTTAATCGAATACTCGAAACGTGTTCAAAATATCTAAAAAGCCCATCGAAAACGGTGGGTTTTTTTTATGTAATTTGCTATAATTAGCTGTTATTTGCATAACAATTACAATCTAAAATAAAATCAATGCTTGATTGCTTAAATAAATTGATCGGATATGTACCCGGTACATGCGAATGTTTGGAGACTGTTCCAGATGGTTTTGATGCAGTCACGGAATCACAAACAGGTAAATATCTCAGTGACCTGATGCCAATAGACTTCACCGCGAATTGTGGAGACGCTTCCATTTGGCACACACTTAAAAGAGCTCGTGAATCGGCAAAAACCGATTTCATAAATGATCTGATCAAATACTATACATTGACCGGTACAGTCCGTAACCCATGGACTGGATTCGTAGGAAAAGATCAGGGCGCATCTTTAGTGAACACTAAAGCATTGGGCGGTATCCGTATGACGCTTCATAAGCAAAGCCGTGGAATGAATGCTTCCATGAATGAGATTATGGTAAAGACTGCCACTGCCGGCACATACACTTTGAAAATTGTTGATCGATACGGCACCGAATTGGCTGCCGATCAAGTTATCCAAATTGACGTTGCTGATCAAAATAAATGGAAACTCATTCAATTTACCACCGCTGCTAAGTTTCCGCTTTGGTCTGATGATTCCGATGCAACACAATATTACATCCTTTGGAACGCGATTAATGTTGTCAAGAATGAATCTGAATGTTCAGGGTGTATGTCAACCCCGTCTCCGTACCAAAACTACTTCAAAGTTACGGGAGTGAATATGGATGACCTAAACGATCTACCTAATAGCACTGCGAGCGAATTCTTTTTCGGTATTCGACCAAAATTAACTATCGAATGCGCTTTTGAGGATTTAGTATGTGCTGCCGATGGTCAGGTAAAAGTATCAGCGGCAATTTGCCTGCATCTCAAATGGGCAATAAACATGCTTGAAAAAATAATCAATAGTGGTGAAATCAATAAGTACACCTCATTAGGTGGAGAATATCTTGAGGATTTACTTATCCTTCATACTTCTCGATACAATGAGAATCTTGCCTACTTCAGTCAAATCTTATACACTGCCGATTGTGTACAGTGTAATCCGGCTATCAAACGCACATCTATTCGTTTGTGACAATCACTATCTTAAATATGATCGAAAGGTTTGAATCACTTAGGCTCGAACTTACAACTACTTGGCCACAAGAGGTTGCTGGTGCTGGCATGAATGCTATTGCCATGATCGAACATAGAATTACTACTGAGGGCAAGGGGCCTGGTGGTGGAGCTTTGAAACCTTACACTAGACCATATCAAAAATTTAAGGAAGCACCTCAAAATACTAAGCGAGGGCGTGAACTTGGTTTAGGCTCAAGTAGATTCTCGGGCAAGACGGATTACATGTTAACCGGAGCTTTTTGGCGTGACATCCAAGTAAGAAGCCTCGTGGTTCAAAGTGCTGATACTTTAGTTACTATTGGCCCAAAGGCTCCTGTGAATATTGCAATCATGGAGTCATTGACAAAACGTGATGGATTTCCGTTGCGCTTGTCAGAGGAAGAGGAAAAACATATTGCAGACCAAATGGAAGCCAACCTTATTCAGCTAGTCGATAAATACTTTCCCATCAATGATTAACGAAGCAAATACCCTCATATTTGAGGAACATGATCTAATCACCTTAGACAATATTCCAGATTGGCTTACTGGCTACTTCATGATCAACCCGGCCACTCAAACTCTTCATTTTTACAATGGAACAAGTTCGATAGAGGCTCTAGCTTACAAGCAATTGTTCTCTATCAAATTGCTAGGCTATGAGCCTGTCTTGAATGATATGGCAGATGCGTTTCGTTTCGTTCAAGAATTAGGGCCAGACGGATCTGTTTCAAGTCCAATTCAAATTCACATTATACCAGAATGATAGCAACATTGTGCAATGAGTTAAAGGAGCAATTAGACCTGAATTGGCTTGATGTCAAGCATGGTCTTGCTTTTACCAATAAAGTTGATTTGCCGGGCGCAGGAAAGGTGTCAGTGCCGTTTGAGTGGGGTATTGAAGAGTGCAAGAATGGAAATTTCATTTCGCCTGATGCAAAGAAAAGGTCAGTTTCTTGGTTCGAATCTGATGGTTTGAATATGAAAAACAAGGTTGAGCATGGGCTAACTACAGCCACTCAATTAAGTTTTTGCAATTGGATAAATTGTAAACTGATTGACAAGGACGATCCTTTCATCCAAGACAAGGTAATGTCGCTGGCTGAATCAGCCATTGCAAATCTAAAAAACACCACTCTGGGGCCAATAAGGATTATTCGAGTTCAGGTTGTGAAAATCAACGTTGGTGCCGATAAGATCCTTGGAAAGTATGGGTTTACCGATAAGGCGATGATGTCTATTCATCCTTATTTTGGGTACAACATAGTCTTCAATTTGGAATTCACTTCGCACGTGTGCGAGCCAATAACACTCAATCCATGCTAGAATCGATTATTGCATATTACCTAGTGCTTCCTTTGATAATATCGTGTTGCGCATCGGTATGGTCAAACGTATTGACCAACGAAGGTCATTTGTTTGGCTTTGTGCGACAAGTGCGAATACCAGAATGGTTGGCCAAACCTTTATACAAGTGCGAGGTGTGCGTTGCTGGCCAATGGTCATTTTGGGGTGTGGTATTCGCGCTGACAAGCTCTAGCCATTTCACAATTATACAGGCATGCTCAATTGCTACAATGCCTTTTATGGCCATGTTCTTTGCATGGCAGATTTCCAAAATTCAGACACATTTTTAAACACATAAATCATGATTAGAACAATTACTTGGGAAGAGGTAGTCCAACATGGATTCAAAGGGATTTCAGGCACACACTACAAGTTGGAGAGTGAAATTTCAGTAGATCGGTACGCTAAGCTGCAAGAATATCTTGTTGAGGTAGCTACCAATATGAGTGCATCAGATTTGATGAGGCTCATTGCAGGTGCTTACAATGATTTACAAAGCCCTAAACTAATGGATGCCGGGGAGAAATTGAGGAAGATAATAGAATTTGGAAAGCGTGTTGACACCTATCCTCATCCAGCTATGAAGGCATGCGCAATGTTCATCAACAAAGACACTGATACCACAGAAACAAAGATGTCTTTTAACGAAGTAGAAATGATGGATAAATGCGCTGATTGGAGGGATATAGGTATCGGCTGTTTTTTCGAGTTGCTGGGGAGTTTCAAGGGTTTATCGAGCAAGAACTACTCAGCGAATTTGATTGGCTCGCAAAGAAAGGAGATGCAAGGACAGGAGTAACTCCATCTGCAACAGAGCAAATAAAGGAGATAAAGGCATCTTTCCATTCGTTGAAATTCAGTTTAGGAGATGGAGCGGCAAGTGAAATTCGTGAGCTTGGGAGAATGGAGATATTTGAGTTTTACCGATTCGCAACAAGCAGAAAAAACCAATATAAAAAGCACGTAGGCAAATGAGTACAGAATTGGAGTTCAGAATGAAGGTTCAAAACGATCTTCTCAACAGCGTAAATGACAATATAGAGGCTCTTCGAAAATTCGCGAAGGTGGAGGAAGAGGTCAATAATTCTGAACGCCAAATCGGAAAGGATTTACTTGCGTCTTTTTCTGAGCGCGAAAAAGCTAGCGCACGACAGGCTCAGAGCACATTGAAGCAGTCACAAGCCCTTGATCAAATGGCGGGTGTTATTGAGAAAGTGCGAAAGGCTAACAGCAGTGTTGCCGGGGATGCGTCTAAAGCATTGAGTTCTTTGAAGAGCAATGAGGCTGAAATAAAAGGCATTTACGATGAATTAACAAAACTTGACGCTAAAGGTCAGGATCTCATTAAGAATGTTGCTCGCGCTGCCGATTCAGGTAATGTTGAAGAGGTAGGGCGTTTGATGGATGAGTTTCAAAAAGGACTTGACCCAGAGCAAGCGAAAGCGTTTGCTCAAGGAATGGAGGAAGGTTTTGAAAAGGTAGAGGTAGCAATTAATCGACCAACAAAGGAACTTCGTGAACTTAAACGGCAAATGCAAGCTGGCGAACTCGAAGGGGATGAGTTGGAGGTTGCTATAAGAAGAGCTGCAGAACTTGAAGACGAAATTGGTGATGTTCAGCAGCGAATCAAAGCCCTTTCATCTGACACCTTCACCCTTGATGCTGTTGTGGGAGGATTCGAGGCGCTTGCAGGTGGGGCGGCTGTGGCCGAAGGCGCTATCGCGCTGATGGGTGTTGAGAATGAGGACTTTCAAGAAACCATGATCAAACTGAATGCTCTAATGGCGATTTCTCAAGGACTACAATCAGTGAGCAATCAATTACTTGGAGATGGTGCGTTCAAAACCAAATTGATTTCATCAGCCCAATCCGTGTATGCTGCTGCCGTAGGAACAAGCACAGGAGCCATGAAAGGATTTCGCACAGCTCTTCTTGCCACCGGTATAGGTGCGGCTGTTATTGCAATAGGTGCGCTTGTAGCTAATTGGGATAAGCTGTCAGAGGCTATTTCAGGAACTTCAGTTGAACAGAAAATCAATGCGCAGATTTCAGAAAAGGCAATTGACTCAGTAGCTGAAGAGGTAACAGCTCTCGATGTAAAACTCTTGAAGATAAATGAACTTGCTGTTGGTGAAAAGGAACGGACAAGACTGATTCAAGAACTACAGGCAGAGTACCCTAATTATTTGGGAAATATTGACGCGGAATCAGTCACCACTGATGATCTTACGAAAAGCGTGATTAAACTGAAGGATGCCTATGTTCTAAAAGCTAAAATTCGCGCTGCTGAAGAATTGTTGGTTGAGGCAAACAAGAAATCCTTGCAACTCGAAAACCAAGCGGTAAAAGAATCCCTGACGCTGACTGAGAAATTCTTGCGAGGTGCACAGTCTGTTTTTGATGCTGGTGCGGCTGGAAGAGGTGCTTATGGTGATGCCTTGGAAAACCGAAGCGAAGAGAACGCTAAGATAACATCTGAAATTGATGCTTTGAACAAAGTTATCACTGAAGGTGCAGCGCAATTGGAGGCAATTGGAGGCGATCCGGAACAAGTAAAGAGCAATGGAACAAAGGTTCTCAATAATAATCGAAAGGCCAACAATGACATATTGAAGGAACAGGAAAGGGCACAAGCAGAGCAATTACGAGCCCGTGAATCCTTCTATGATGAAATGTCAAAGCTATTCGATGATGCCAACGATGCTGAAATTGAATCCTTGATTGGTGAAGCCAAATTGGCTGCACTTGCTGCTGTTGAGGATGAGAAGATATCCGTGATTGAAGAGTCAACAAAGTTATTGGCACAACAAGCAGGGTTCCAAGGTGATGAATTGGCAGCGAAGTACGTTGAAATTGAAAAATATATTGGACAACTTCGGTTAGATGCGGAGCGTAAGGCAACCGATGATCTCATTCAATTTCGAGCTGATCAAGCAGCTAATCAAATTGATGCGTCCAATGAATCATTGCAGCAGCAAGAGGAAATTGAGATAAATCGCGCTGCTGTCAGATTAGAATCACAAAGGGCATCCTTTGAAAACGAACAGGCGTTCGAGGACTTCAAGAACCAGGAGTTGCTCAAAATCAATTTAGCTTATGCTCAAAAGCGATTGGAGTTGCTTCAGGGAAGTACCGATGCTGAATCAGAGGTGCAAAAATCACAACTTGAGCGAACCATTTCTGAACTGAAATCACAGATTGAAACGGTTACACCAGAAGCGGCTGCTGAGAAAGAGGGATCTTTTTTACAAGGCCTACTTGGGCTAGATGATGAAGGATTGGCTTCATTCAAAGAAGCAGCGGCCAGTGCTGCTGATGCACTATTGGGATTATACGCAACGGCTAATGCAGCCCGAATCCAAGATGCAGAGAATCAAATCAAAGCAAGTGATGACATCCTAACTCAACTAAATGCCCAATTGGATGAGGAAAAAGGATTGAAAGCGGAAGGTCTCGCAAACAATGTCACAGCTGTTGAGAAGGAAATAGCGGAAGAGAAAAAGCGCAGAGAGGCAGCACTAAAGGAAAAGCAAAAACTGCAAAAGCGACAAGCATTAATTGATGCGGCAGTGCAGGCAAGTAGTCTGATCACGGCCACAGCACAAATATTTGCAGCGGAGTCAACCAAGGGTTTAGCAGGGGTATTGGTAGCAGTTGGCGCCATTGCGTCTCTGTTCGCGATATTCGCAGCCACAAAATCAAAGATAAAAGCGGCATCAACTCAACTTCGACATGGTGGATCCGGTGATAAGACGGGCATGTTCACTGGGCGTTCACACGAGCAAGGTGGTGAAAAATTCTTGGACCATGTAGAAGTCGAAAGCGATGAGGCATGGGGAGTATTGAGCAGGTCAGCATCAAGAAAGTATGGAAACGCCTTTCACAAGATGGTAGAGGCCATGAACAACGGCAATTTTAATCCTTCAATAGTCAAAGCCCCAATGGTACCGGCTGTAGCATTCGTGCGAGATGCTGATTTCGAGGGTATGAGGTATGGAAGGGCTGCTCAGGATTCTGATCGTTTGCGTTTGGAGCTTGAGAAAACAAATCTAAAGCTAGATAAAATGCACGCTAAATTGTCAGAAATAGAGGCCAAACCAACATCATGGAATGAAGGTGATACCACCGTTGTAAAAAAAGGTATGAAGGTTGTAAAGACCAGAACAAACTCATTTTGATGTACTTTAGCTATATGAAAGCACTTTTTTTGATTGGATTGGTTTTATTAGCGACTTCTTTGGTTGCTCAGAAGCGTGTTGTTTATGGTATTGGTGGTGGTGTGATGGACGCTTCAGTAACTATTGATGAGTACAAAAGCACTGATGGGTATGCTTGCCATTTATTTATGGATTTATATACTAGCGAAGTAGGATTGATCCGCTTCATGGGTGGTTTTATAGATCGCGGATTTAGTTATACCAATCAGGAAGTGTCGATTAGAGAAACAGATCGACATGCGAATGTTGTGGTACTCAAAGGATGGGATATTCCTACTTCAGAGAAATGCCATCCATTAATACTTATTGGTCCATCATACGATTTTCACAAAGGAAATCCATTGCATTTTAGCGCAAATTTGCAATTCCTTTGCGCATGGAAACACTTCGAAGTGGGAGCAGATCTTCAAAAGTCTATCAATAACGCAAGTGGCTCAGATGATTCAGAATTCAAGTATCAGAACCTAGGCCTGAGAATGAATGTGAAGTTTTGATGAGTTTAGTGTAATCTATTTTTATCATGTTTATTCTTGAAATTACAAGTTGGTTCACTTCTGATTGGTGGCAGGTTTATTTGGGTTTTACAACAACTATTGTTGCTGCCATTCTATTTAATAAACAAAGGGTTTCAATGGATGCTCAAGTGAATTCTTTTAATCATCAATTGAGAGTAGATTTAAACTCTGAGCTTGAATATTGGTTTGATTTTAAAGCGGATAAAGGTGATTGTTATGAGCTTACTGGACAAATACGTTCAGTTATAATAGGAGCAGGAAGACCAGAAGTGATTGATCGAATTATTTTGAAGTATATTGGAATATTGGTAAGACTGGATAAGTCGATCGGTATGTCTAATGCTTCATTACTACAATCCAATCTTCAAGTTGTAAAGCAATTATACTTACACAAAATAAAAGAACAACTGCATAATATAGCACAGCAGTGTCAATTGTGTATCACAAATAGAGTTCACATTCAAATTTGCTCTTTGTATCTGAACAAGTTGATGGAAATTGAAAACAAATTAAATTTGGATGTTATGCGTCAGGCTTCGACTGCGTTCGGCTCTAAAAGTTCTGACATTAATAAAGCACAAATAGCTTCTTTTTCTTCGTGTTTTGGCTCAAAACTTGACATAAAAGAACGACAATATGCCCACGCATTTTTCTTAAATTCTTCGTCAATATTCTCTTTGAATTTTACTTGACCGCCACCAAAAAAAAGTTTTGAAAATAATCTATTGTATGGTGTATGACCGCCATAAAAACCTCTCTCTCTTGCTTCTTCTAAAAGAGTTTTATCAGTTTTGAAAGTTGAGAATGCCATATCTAATCCTGACACTTTTGGAAATTTAAATTTTGTTAAGTCCATTTTTTATATATTTAAAGTTTTAAAATAGTTTATCAATTAGCCCGAACGCATAACAGCCAGTTTTGCAAAAGCAGGGCAGTAGTAATAAATTCAACACCAGTACTACTATTTGGCATTGTGCGAATATTCAGCATTTGTAATCCTAATCCCTGCCTTCGCAAAGCTGGGCGGACGTTAGGGATAGGTATGTAGACTTTTCTGTTGAAGTTACTGCGAAATAGTTCCAATATAAACGGCATCTAAAAAAAGTAGAGCCCGGTAATCAGTCGGGCTCTTCACATAAATCTGTTGGTTGTTGGAAACAATCAAAAGGTTCAATGCAAATCTATGTGAAATACATGTGAGTTAAAATTTTGACTTCACCAAACTATGCACGCGAAATGCACATAATTTGGATGATCAATGAAGTACAGAATATTCATTTCCCACGGATCCGATATTACAGAGGTAAAGCAGCCGCTAGGTAAGGTTTCTCTGAGTAAAGAGAAGAGCTCCAATGATTATGGAGGTTACTATTGGGAAAGTAAGTTATCTAGTTTTACCATCCAGCGCAAGTTGGATTCTGCTGCTTACGATCTTCTGATGAGCATTGAGAATTCCGTTTATCGGTGTGACCCTGTATATGTTGAGCTTCGCCGGTATGTAGACACCTTCAATAATCAGTATAACATTGAGTTTCGTGGTGAATTCTCTATGAATTCATGTAAATTCAATATAGAACACTGCAAGATTGAAGTTAGTTGTCGGGAGGTTAGTTTGTACTCGTGTTTGAATAAAAATAAAGATGCTGATTATAACTTTCTTAGCATCGAAAACCCAATAACAGGAAGTGTTTTTCGTATTTCAAACCTGCTGCCATTCAACATGGTTGGAGCGGTTGAATACTCTTCAGACGACATGTCTGGTGATCCAACATGGGATAATTTAACTTTGCCGGGAATCATCGGAGGCGTGCCCGGATCAACAACAATTTATTTTAGATTGTACGTTGTTACGGAATGCATTGGCAATGTTTCGCAAACACCGGATGCGGGCTATGGACAAACTCCTGAGGATTGGATTCCTTTGTTAGAATGCTTTACTCTTGGGGATGGTTCACAATACACGAAATGGGTCATGTACCCGCCTACCTATGTTGGGCAATACATTGTCAGCCAATTAAGCTACATAGATACATGCCCTGTAACAACAGCGATTGGTCAAATAACGATCTCAGGTACTTGTTGCAGCTTAGTGTTCACAGAGGGCACTCCTGGTTATGCAGTGAGCACAATACCAAATGGAAGGTCTTTATATAAGACTATCTTAGCGGTGACTTCCTTTGCTTTAACAGATTGTCCATATTCAATTAGTTTCGCGAAATCTGATTTTTTTCTTTTTAATTCAGACTTGGTTGAGACTACATACAACCAAGTTTCAGGTGGGCTTCATTATTGGAAGCACCCGCTTTTATTTCAAATAACTGATGTCAAGTTTCCTGAAGCGTCTGAACAAGCATCAATTGGGATGATCACTTTTAAGAAGTTGATGTCTGATTTGTATAAAATGTTCAAGGTGGTATGGTGGCTAGAATCAGATGGCTCAAACTATTGGGTGAGGGTGGAACATGAAAGTTTTGCAGAAAGCCTAGATGTGATCAATCTCTCTAACTTGAAGGGATTCAAAGCATATAACTATCTTAATGAAAACTTGCCATATTCTCTTAAATTCAGCACGCCTGTTCAGAGAAACTTAGACTTCGTTGGCTCAGAAATAAAGTTCTCTCCAAACTGCACAAATCAAGAAATTGAGAGTCGAAACACTGATATGCTTTGCGCTGACATCGATTATATACAATCCTTTCCGGACAACATAACAAATGACGCAATTGTAATTGTTGCAGCTGATGCGGACGGTAACATTTGGTCAACAACAGGCATGCTATCTAACAACTCGCAAGTCAACGCTCCAATGTCATGGGCCAATCTGCATGATGCTTTCCACAGGCACGGGGCTCACACACCAAGCGGCAAGCTCAATAACGTAGATGTAGATTTCGTTTCTACCAAAAGAATCAAGCGCCAAAGCCTGACTGCAAAGAATTGTGATCTATACCTTCATTCTTTTACCATGTGTGAAACAGAGCTAGGTATTGGAGAAATAAATTCAATCACTACCGAAATACATTCATGTGTTTCTCAAATTGATGTAACGCTATGACAAAGAATCATTTCCATACCAAATTACCATTTTTTCAAACTACGAGTTTCGATGATCAGCCGGAATTGCAAATAAGCAAGACTGTCGCTGAATTCAGGGAATTCAAAGGAATACCAAATCCATCTGATTGGTACCCGGAATTCATATTTCACCGCCAATGGTCATCGGAATTACCTTCGTCTATGTCGGTGCAGGTTTGGAATACCGATACCGATACACTTCATGTGGACTTTGGAGCACTACCTATATTCACAGTGTTTTTTCAGCATTACCAAGTCATCATTGATGGGCAAGCGCGAATAGTTACCATGTTCTCTGGAATATACGATTCTGTGACAACAATGCCTTCAGGCAATTACCAATATCGTGTAACCATAGGTGCATATCGTTTTTATAGCGAGATATGGGAGGTTTGCGACCTAAAATACAACACCACATTTCATAAGCATTTTACACGATTTGTGTATTATGCTGCTTGCAATTTTGGGGGTATCAACTATTCAATACTTCCTAACTACAAGAATAACCTTTGGATTCCATCTGAAGGAATTATGCCTGAGTCCGTTTTAGTGGAGGAAAATGCTACAAACCTGCAAAGTGAGGTTGTATCATCACGTCAAGAAATTTTGAAAACGCACCTTTTTGCATGCCCAAGGCTAACTGTTGCAATGGTCGATGCAATCAATAGTATGGCTATGTATGCCAATGGTGAGAATAGAAAATTATATCTTATTGGTAGAAATGCATACGATTCAAAGATTTTCATAAAAGGTTTAGATGTAGAGAAGCCCGACTATAGTATTTCAGAGCTTTGCCCTTCCTTAAAGATACGAGTTCAGATCGATCCAATGCTTGCTAGTGATGATTGTTGTGAAACCCAAGAGATCGTTTCTTTTGTTGGGAAAGTACCTCCTAGCGCGAACGTGTCAAAAGTGAATTCAACCACGATTCGCGTGCAGAAGAATTTTACTTTGGGGGATTGGATAGCACAAGGTTTACTGCCAGCGTGGAGCCTAGTGAGGATTCAATACAGCAAGGATAGTGGAGCATTTCAGTTATTACCAACCACCTATTCTTACATGCAGTTATTCTCCGGGGTAAACGTTTCGGGTTTAGCGCCTGGTAGTTACGTTTTCAGAATCCAATTGAAAACAATAGCTTCAGGATCTGAATCCCATTGGTCAAACAATTCCGTTGGCATCAACCTGCCTTGATAATCGGTTAAAAACTTTAATTTGACGCAATTAGCATAAATTGAAATTGTGCATATTATTGGTGTTCCTAATTTTAGTCTAACCTATCAATAAACACAATGAAAAAGAATCTGATTGCATTTCTACTAGGTGCACTTATCGGCCTAGCCTTTATGCCTGACTCATGGGCTTACTCGAATCAACCCCCAAAAATTATAGACATGACAAATTCTAACGAATTGAACCTGCTCTTAGGTGTGGAAACATCTCAAGCGCCAATCACAAACGAAGCGGTCACTGAGTTGCTCGGTTTACCCGGTTATCTTGCGCCTTTTGCCAACAAGCAACTGAAGCCAGCGAGCTCGCAAGGCTTCAAATTTGAAACACACATCAAGCGATTGTGGTCCAGAGGTGCTTACACGGATGAAGTTGTTTTAGAACAATTTGTTCCGGTTACTTCACCTACCAAAAATTCCTTTGGCTTATTGAATTTCCTAAGCGAAAAAGTGAATCAGGCTTTCTTTACTGAAACAGCTCCTTTCGAATGGGAAAATAAAGGCAAGAACGATGCAACCGGCTTCCGAAATAGTCAAGTCATAACAATGGACGATGATTCATTGAAAATGCGATCACTCGGAGTTTTTATGAATATTGAAAGCCCTTCCCGTCATGGCTCTATTGGTGACACCAATGGTAAATTCGATGGAGAGGCTATCCAATACGAGAAAGGATGGCTTGAATGCAAACACGACAAAGTTGTCCATAATATATCAAGACTTCGCAGACGTGTAGCAGGAACCGGTACTTCGTTAAGTAACCCTGTGCAATTTGAGATCATCGAAACAGTCAAGACTTCTCGTCAAACAGGAAACTCGATCATATTGACAAAAGACAAGATAGAATCATTGGGATATACTGATGAGCAGTTGTCTGAAATGGCTTTTCAAGAATGGAACATTATCGACGCTAATCCTGCAACAGATCTATGCACGATTGCTCTGGAAATTCAGGAATTAGAAGGTTCTCCAAACACATACTTCCCGCAAGTATGGATCAATGGCAAGGATGACAATTCGATTAACTTCCGTGATTTGATGACGCCTTGGGGTTACAAGATTCCCGACTTCACGTTGAAGATTTGTGGCCACGGAGATGTTACCACTGAGGACTTGTTCACCTTTGATACCGATGGTAGAGCTATACCGCGATATGACGCACCAATCGTGACAAGTGCTAATCCAACACTCATGGGCTTCCGTGGTAAGTTTTCAGAAACTCGATTTGAGAATGAATTGCCTCCGTTTATCAAAGTTGTTGATGGAGATAAGTACGGAGCCACAGTTGATACAGAAGGAAATTTAACAATTGAGTTTCCTGCTGGTGTTGAGCGCAAGGTTATTGGATTTCATATAGCATTCAAGCCTGACACGGGTAAGAGCGATTTTTATCACACCTATCTCAACCTGCATACGGGTGAAGAGACTTTGAAATTTTGGAGTGTATAAAACATTCCTACCCCTCATGTGAGGGGTAAATTGTGGGGTGGAGCAGTGGTCAGCTCGTGAGATTCATTATCTCAAGGTCGGAGGTTCGAATCCTTCCCCCGCAACGGTTTTGGTTAAAAGCTATAAAACGGTTAAACAAAGTGTCCACGGCAGGAAACGTCTTGCCGTGGTTCCTTTTCAAAAAGCAATATCACATGGATAAAATCTTAGGCATCCTTTACATCAGTTTGGCTGCTGCCATTCTTTATTACGTAGTATTCTCTAAAAGGCAATACATAGCCAGCGCGATCAAAAAGGTGCGTTCATCCTACGTTGGAAAGTTTGTTCCTGAATTGTGGGCCATACCACTTGTATCTGTTATCCTGCTGTATTTGATGCCACCATTGATGGAGTGGATTGATCCAACAAACCATGTTGTTGAGTCTGAGATATACCAATTCCTTCCAATTGCATGTGGAGCAGTGATTGTCATAAATGGCTTTGCTTTCCTCGGTATTCGCCTAAACTTTAAATCAGCATACTTATGGTACGAAAAACAATTCGATTCCAACGATTCGCCTTATTTGCCTTACATATTCTTTGGAGCGTTCATCCTTTACACGCTTCTACCCGCGATTATTCTTGCGGCCTTGATATAGTTGAGTGCGCACAGGAAACAATTGGCCAAAGCGAAACGCATGGGAATAACAGATCGCCATTCATTGATCAGTGCTTGCGTTTATGTGGTGTTGGTCTTGGGAATCCATGGTGTGCTGCTGTTGGTGCTATGTGGCACTATATGGCGGGTATAGATAATCCAATGTCGGCTTATTCGCCCTCTTGGTTTCCTGAATCAAAGTGTATTTACATACGTGGCCGAAAGGATGAGGATAAGATAAGACCAGGAGATTGTGGCGGCATTTACATCGCATCAAAAAAGCGTATTGGCCATTGGGCTCTTGTGGAATCATCGGACCAAAAATGGGTGGATACTATTGAGGGCAACACCAACGAAGGTGGCAGTGATGAGGGAGATAGAGTGATGCGCAGAAAGCGTTTGAAAAAGAATATTGAACGAATATCAAGATACTGGGATGAACAATAAAACATTGGCAATTATTGCCGCAATAGCCCTCATAATCGCGCTGGTTACAACCGTAATGTATCAGCGCACAAAGCGCGAATTGGAATCTATTCAGGCATGGAAGGATCAGGATCCGTTTATCCAAGCCGAAATCGAAATGCTCAAAGCAGAGAGAATAGAGATAAGAAAAAGAGCAGAGCAGAACGAAGCAAGGGCAGACTCTCTTCAGTCCGTGATTTCAAAAGTAAAAAAGCAATCTAATCAAACAACAATCGAATATGTTGAAGACCTTAATGCGTGGCGTGCTTTGCCTCCTTCTGATCGGGATGTCAGGATCAATTTTTTCTCAAAAGAACTCTCCACAGTGGATTCAATCCCCATCTGGTGATACTCTTCTCGGTTTTAATAGTGCACATGTCGATATTCTTGGGGAGAAACTGATACTAAAATCGTATTTGGTTCAGCGCAATTATGAGCTCGTGCAGATCAATGATTTGATGACTCAAAGATGCAATGCGTTGTCATCTGCATTGGAAGATCGTATGGAAGAGGTGGCTAAAATTGACGATGAATTGAGATTAACAACTATGCGATTACAGACTTTAAATCTGCAAATCGAAGATCAAGAAAAAAAGATCAAGACACTTCGCAGGATCATAATTCTGCAAAAGACAATCATAATCATTGAATCGGCAGCTCTTTTGGTTGCCGGTACTTTGATTGTGCTAAATACCAAGGATTGAATTACTTGTGAATAATTAAATGTAATTCGCTCTAATTCGCACAAGTTTGCATTGCATATTTGAACATAACAACTTTAAACAAACATTGCAATGGCATTTCCAACAATTGTCTCCTACGGCTGTAACATGCAGCCACCGCAAGTTGATGAATTCAACTGCGCACCTACAGTTACCGATGGTGAAGTAACAGAAATCTACCTGACCGCAGCTCCTCTATTGGAGGCTGACCTTGCAGATGCAGCGTCTTTCGCATTGAAGCTAGACCAACAACCAGATTCACAGGACGATGTGGTTCGCATCAAGGTAACTGGAAAGATTGCTGTAGCTGAGCCGCCCGTAGTTCGTGTGGAGGGCGGTCAAGAAATTCGCGCTGGAAAATACAAGTTTTCACTTGAAGCAGAGCAGTTCAATGACACGGACATCAATTATGCTGCTGTTCGTATGCTTCAGTACGGAAACAAGCCAATGATCATGTATTTCCGTGTGGGAAATAATCTCTATGGTGGTGCAGAAAACGTACATGACGGTATCTCTGTAAATGTCAGCGCATATCAAACCGCTGAGGGTCCGGGAAATTTGGTGAAAAATATTTACAAGGCTTCTTGGGAAGATGCATTGCAGCCAAATCGTCAAGCTCACCCACTAGCATAATCTATGTCTAGTTACAACCAACATCAGAAAAGAAAAAACACGGTAGCCGATACAATTGTCGGCTACTGTGTTATTAATGCTTCTGACACAAAGATTGCAACGCTCTCTGATGGCGTAGATGATGCTGGCGCACCTTATTCGATGCCTAATTCAGCCACAGGAGCAAGGATTGAGATTGAGTTCACTTCCCCTTCAAATGAAATGCGTGTTGTCACCGCAAGCGGCTTTGATCCTGATGTGAACTTAAAGAATGGCGAAGCAATCTTTGAGAACAAAACAGTGCTGCTATTGGGCAAAACTTCCAATACCAATTTTGATCCTTCTGAGTTGGTTAATTTCAAGGCTGCTATCAAATCAGGATGTACCGCAAAACTGCAGGTCACTTTTTACCGAAATGCTTAAACTCAGTCCAGTAGATAAATCAATTATTGCTGAAGCAACATTGGCAGAGCTGCCATTGGTTGGTGATCTCTATAAGTTTTATCGAGTTGGTGACGCTATTTACGCATGGTCGGAATTGGCCACAACTTATATACAGGTGAATGGTGGTGGGGGTGGTTCAATACCACAAGCAAAATTCCTTACACTTGAGGCGCATGCCGGTTTGGATAATGAGCGAGTGTTTGCGCCTGGTGAAAATATTCAGTCAAATGATGCTGGTGCAGGTGCTTCATACGAAGTGTCGATGAAACTTGGAGCGACTATACCCAATGGAGTAGATTTCTCAACTACTGGAAAAAGCAACAATATTAGCCCAACAGGATGGAATGATGCGTGGGCTACCTCTACCGGTACAGGTAGAGCAACTATTCTCAATTATACCGGTACCGATTACGCAATAATTTCAGGACTTACCGGAGGCGTTGAAGGCCGGATATGCATGTTTGTAAACAAGTCGGAGCAGCTAGTTATTATTGAGCACAACAGTGACAATAGCAGCGCTGCCAATCGGATAAATTCTAAAAATGGCATCGCTATTTTTTTAAGCCCCGGAAGATCAATTTTTTTGCAATATTGTGCTGGTGCATGGCAGATGCTTTTTGGTGATCTTTGGACAGCGTTCGATGATTTCACCGGTTTGCAAGGAACATGGACAGGGCCGGTAGGTAGTTTCAATGCATTAGGCGTGAGCACTACATCTTCGGTATTAGCACCAAGCCAATACGGAATTATTTCAGCAGCACCAACCGCTGGTGCTCGTAGTTTTTTAGGAAGTTCATTTGGTGGTCCGTATGCACCAACTAGCGGTGATCCTGCGTACCCGGTAGTATTCGCAACGAAAGTTTACTTATCAGCTCTGCCAAGTACGTTTGCTCGACTTGCGATTGGTGTAGGAAACTTCATCAGTGGGGCGGGTTCCTTCTATACAACAGGAGCTTGCAATGGAACCGTCTTTGGATATGGATATGATTCAGGCATTCCAAACGCAACAACCAATTGGTTTATTTATAGCGGCCTTGCAGGAAGTGCCGCAAACGTTGCAGCAGGCGCTTTAGATTCGGGAATTCCTATTTCTCAGTGCGTGAATGCATGGAATGTGTTTGTCATATACTTTGACTACAAGAACAACATTTATAAGTTCTTTCATAGCCCGGACATGAAAACGTACAATTATGTTGGACTCAGAACCACTAGATCAGGGGGAGCGACATTTGGATGGTGGTACGAAGCAACAAACGCTTCTCGTCCAACGATGTGGACGGATTGGGCAGGTATCTCAATAAAATTCAGTACAAGACGATGATTAGACTTACACATAAAATAAGCATACCTACAATTGACAGCGTTGATTTGTACGATGTGATTATACGGATGGAGAATTTCTCCATAGAGGATATGGTAAGATATCAGGATCCATTAACCGCTGAAACAATCGCGCTCCAACAACAGATAGTCGATGCTGAAAATGCACTGGCAGCAGCAGTAGTTACTAGTTCAGTAAGCAATTTCAACACAAGAATGGCTTTGGCGCAAACAAGGGATGAGTTAAGGTTGGAATTGCAGCCACTTTTGCTTGCTGATTATGGAGCAGCATTGGCTAGCGTGCGCTATTTCGCTATCAAAGATGAAATAGAAATGCCTTTACCTATATCTGGACTCAAAGAAAAATTTGAGTGCTTCATAACCGATTTGGAGAATTATGAGGGAGAAGACGCGAATATGTTCACTAGGTCCAAGATCAAAATGCGTCATTTCATTATCGCTTCACTTGTTGAATCGAAATTCCTGAGCTTTGATAAACCAACAGATTTCATAATTGAAAAATAACCACCATGCAACTACGGCTTATGCACCATATAGACGATTCATCCAACATACCTGTATTCATCTGCTCCGCAATTATTGGGGTGGTTAGCCGCTTGTTTTTTTCAGACGTTTACCTACCTTTAATCATGGCAGTGGCTTCAGGTTTTTTAGGTGTAATTGCGAAAAAATTAGGGGAGTACCTCTTTGAGCTGGCTAAAAAGAAGTTTGAATCTTGGAAGCAAAAGCGGTCTAGGCGCAAATCAAGGAAAGCAAAACCAACATCATAGCATTCGCTTCAATTCACGAGTAACATCATCTTCCACTGTATTTGTGTATTTGAGCATCGTTTTTATCATTGAGATACCAGTGATTTTCATGGCCACAAATGCAGGAACGCCACGATTGACTAGGTTCGAAATAAAGGTGCGCCTACCGGTATGAAAGCTGATGAATTCATATTTGGGCAGTGTTGTAACAATCTGATTTTTACCGCTCATCCGGGTAATGCGCATAGGGGTATCTATACCAGCTTGTTTTGCGATTTGCTTAATAGCGCGATTGATATATGGTTCAGCAAACACAAACCGCTCCTGCAATATTTTGTCGATGTAGATTTTGGCGCTTGCACACCACCCAAGGAAAGGTATTTTGATTGGTACTTTATGTCTCCTGGTCTTAAACGCTTCGAATTCCCATGCATCATCACTTACCTGCGATGCATCTAATCTGAGCACATCACTCATTCGCGCTCCTGAATAGCAAGCCAAAAGGAATATGTTTCGAATGTAGTTCTTAGAAGGATCAAGGTCTAAAGAGGCCATGGACTGAATTTCCTGCTCAGTCAATGTGATGATCTCTTTGTTGAAATTGGTGCCAAAGCCTATTTTATGCTTCTTGAAGATATTGTTTGGGTTGTACCCCCTTCGTTCAGCCCAATTAAAAAAGGTCTTGTAAATCTTCAGGATTCCTTGAATGTGTTCGTTAACTCTCTCCTTATCAATGTAAAACTGAATCAACTTGTCAAAAAATGACAAGTCGTATTTTGGAAATTCAGGGTGAATAAGTTGAGCCCGGATGAGGTTGTGCCTTCTCAATGTCTGATCAGTCAATAGTTTCTTATTACTATCAAGAAATTCCTCAAAAGCAATCAGAACTGTATTTTGAGAGGGATGCTTGGAGGTGTTGAAATAAGTTGAAATGATGCGTTCAAATTGCCATTCTTTGTGCTCCGTGAACCTTATATGCACCTCATTTCGAATCTCTACCATGTAATCATGGACCACTTTGTAATGTGGGCTGATCAACTTGATCTCCTGCTTTGTTGAGTTCCATTCTGATGCCAGCAACTTAAAAGGAGATGGGTAACGGGCCCGATCCTTCCTGCTTTGAATTATATCCACATAAAGCCGGTACCGCTTTGATTTATCGGTATTTTTGGAACTTAGGTTCTTGAGGTAGAAGGAAACATTCGCCATAATCTAAAAATGGTGACACCAATGGTGACACGAAATTGTAAAAGAATTAAATCAAATTAAAGTTGCACAGGCGTAAAAGTATGGAAATGGCGCAATTTTACTACTAAATTGAATCAAATTAAATCAAGGTTTGAGCCCAGTCCTGGGCACAAACAAAAAGAGCAATACATTGATAATCAATACATTGCTCTTTTTTATTTCGGTACCGGTGACACCAAGGTGACACAATCAATTATAAATTTCTGGTGATTCTGCGAATAGGGTGCAGCGAAATAACTTCGTTTTGATTTAGATAAATTTCAGCACTGCGAGCTTTATCGAACGGACTTAAAAGGTATCTATCTCCTTCGTGCCAAAGAATCCTTACGAATTTGGCTGTTTTAGTTTGGATTAAGAACAGTTCACCGTAAACAGGTAGATCAAGCGTTCAGGGTCGAATAAGTCAAAATATCTCCTTTAATGATATTTGGTGCCATTGAGTTGTCGGGCATTGAATATTCGTTTCCATAATTTCCAGATGTTGCATCAGCTGCAATTTGCTTTGGCGGTGCGATATCCTTTTGGGTTATCGCGCTGGTTTGATCTGATACCATCATATACCCCTCACCAGTGAGCAACCATTCCATATTTAATTTTGGATCATACTTAGTCAAGTCCTTCAAAAAGTCAGGAGAGAAGTTTCGATTACCAGTCACCATCTTTCGATACATATCATAGTATGAATTTTGACCTAGCGAATTAATCATGTTATGCACACTGCCTTTTCCGCTATGAGCGACAAATTGCTCAAGTCGCTTTGCTTGTGCCTTCCTGCCTTCAATAATTTCTTTTCTAATCTTTGGGTTGTTCGGGAGCCTTGCCATGATTTATGTGTTTTGGCAAAGATAGTTATATAAAAGTTATTAACAATTAGACATAATTTGCATAATAAATATGCAAATAACTTGCAATTTGATTTAATTAGACTATATTTGCATAGTAAATTTATTAATTCACATAAATCAAATGGCAAAACAAAATCAAAAGTCGCCCGTGTCGAAGGAAGTAGTACGGGCTACAAAAACAGAAAGCGGCTTTCAAGTCGTAGATCTTCAAACATCAATCCCATCATTGAATGATGCACAAGTTGCACCGGTTGACTTAATGAGTGACTATTGGACACCAGAGCAGAGTGGCGAAACAAAGCGAATGTATTTCGTTCGTATTGCTCCACGCAACGTTGTTGACCAACAAGATCCATCAAAAGTAATTCCATTGGATTGTGCCTTTTTTCTTGAAAACTCTAATGGAGAGGTGAAATCAGTGAGCAATGGATCTAAGCGCTTGGTAGGTGCATTGGAATCAATCAACGCTCAGAATGGTATGCCTTTCGAGATTAAGTACCTTGGAAAAAAGCGCAACAAAAGCAATGCTTTTTCATCTGACAATTGGTCAATCAAACCATTGATGATTGCAACAGAAGTTGTTGGGGAGGGCGTTGAGTAATGACTACAATGCCTGACTTAAACAGTGCGGTCGTAGGCGAGGAATTAAACCCCCTCGCCTTCGATTTCGCTGACTACGCCAACATCGAAGATATGTTGGATCGTATCAATGCTTCAGATGAACGCATTGAAATCAATTTGGCCGAAATGAGTGTGAATGGTCGAGTTTTGGAAGAGCCAATGGAAAAGTATTTGGCTACCAAAGCGATCAGTTCAAGCGCGATAAAGGAAGCCCTAAAGTCTCCACAGCATTTTTGGTTCTACATGAATGACAGAACAGAAAAGGGCACAAAGAAGCATTTCGAGCTCGGTACGTTCGCTCACATGGCTTTCCTAGAGCCTGAGTTGTTCGATCTAGTTATTGTTGAGCCTGATGCGCCACTGAACACGAAGGAAGGTGTACAGACCCATGTTGATTTTTGGGAAGCCAAATCAAACAAGTTTATCAAGGCTAGCGCTCAAACTGAAGTGGAGTTGCTCGGGCTAGACATCACTAAGATGGATGGTAAGCGCGAATACATCAAACAATTGAAAGCGCAATCCAAGTACAAGTCTGTTGAGGATGGACATTTTCAAGTCATCAAATGGTTGAAGCGCAATTACACAACCTATGGGGGTGGTATTCTGCAAAAAATATTTGCAGGTGCAAAAGCAGAAGTGAGTTTCTATGGTGTGGATGCTGAAACAGGATTGGACGTGAAAATTCGCCCTGATGCATTCAATATCGAAGAGAACATTGGCGTTAACGCAATTATCTCTGTAAAGACCACTAAGGCTGCGACAAAGGGCAAATTTGAGCTTGATTGTGCGTCCTATGGCTACCATGTTTCGGAAGCAATGTACCAAAAGGTTGCAACGGACATCACTGGTCGCAAGTTCAATGCAACCATCATGGTAATGCTTCAAACAGAGCCTCCTTATTTGCTCGCAGTCTTTTGGTGGAATCCAAGTGACCTTCATGCAGGTAGAATGAGATATGACCATGCGATGCAGACAGTTTCAGAAGCATTTGATAAAAAACTATTCCCTGGTTTTGACGCTTATGCAGAGGCTGGCCATTATGGGATCATTCAAATGGAGTTGCCTTATTGGATTCAAAAGGAAGTTGATCCAATGGACATCGAAGAGTAAACCAATGCACCCCTATTCAATTGAGTAGGGGTGCTAATTATAACCCCCAACAATTTTAATTATGTCAGAATTAAGAACGATTATCCACCGCTATTCAGATGATGAACTGAATGCAGTGAACGCACGCTTCACGGAAGTAGCGCAAGACCTTGAGACGGTCGAAAACGAAGCAAAGATCACATCAGACGGCTTCAAAAAGCAGGTTAAGAGCCTCAAATCAGTGCAAAAAGAAATGCTCGAAAACATTCGTAGCAAATCTGAGATGCGCGATGTGGAGGTTGAGCCACGTCCAAACTATGCCACAAACATGATGGAGTATTACTCTGTTGACGGAGGTGAAATGGTGGACCAAAGACGCCTCATGCCAAACGAACGTCAACTCACTATTGATAACGATGCAACGGTTGTCTCGATGCGTCACAAAACAGCCTAATCAATGGAAAAGATCGAATTGAACATCATGGATGGAGAAACAAGGGAGATTGTTATCCGTGAAGGGCAGGCGTCAATTATTCGCCAGCCGAAAGGTTATTCTTTGACCGGTACATTGGCTAGTGTCATTGATTACTTTCAAAAACGCAAAGCAGCAGGGATTCAAATTGATCCTAAGAATTCGTTGCTGTTGGTCAATGAAGGTGAACGCACAGTGGAACTGCAATTGCAAAAAGAGATAGTTGAAGAGACTATTTCTATCAAAGGGGCGCTGGTTAAGAACAAGGACTACAAAGAACTTGGAATCAATACCACTGTAAAGCACTCTGAAAAGGATTTGGAAATGCTTCTACGCAAGCGCCCACACCTTTTCGAATCAACTCAGGATTATCGAGACACCTTGAATTCCCTTCGCAACTTCACAATGAAGGTTGAAGGTGAATCCAAGAAAGCTGATGACCAGCGAGGCAAGATTGCCAATTCAGCTCACCTTAACGTGGAAACCAATATGCAGAAGGAGATCTCATTGCTCGTGACTCCGTGGCAAGGAGTTCAACCAACATCGACCACAATCGATGTATTGGTTTCCCTTGAAAGTGGATCCCCAAGATTCTATTTGGAAAGCGTTCCAATGATGCTTCTTGAGGAAGAGCAGGCTGAAAAAGAACTGAACAAAGTAGTGGAGGCATTGGCTGAATTGCCAATAATCTTCTCATAAGACATTTTAGTGAAGGGGGCCCTCCTGAAGAGATCAGTTTTTATTTTCTAGGGATGAAAATTGGTTCTGACTTGATTGCAACAAGTATAGGGAGGGCCAATGATATAGATGTGAGGTGTTGTTCGAAAGCTCCGGTACAGCGCCAGATGACCGGGAATTCTCAGTGAGATAGAACAGTGCCCATGGTGGGTGTGGTAGCTCAGATGGTTAGAGCTTCAGGTCGGCAGTTCGAGTCTGCCCCACACCGCAATTTTGAAAATATATGCAAATTAATTGTAATTTGATTTAATTTGCATATATATTTGTCGAGTAAATTTAAAATTCACATAAATCAATGGCACAAGAATTACAAATTCAGGAAGCGACAGAGGTCGTGATCCTTACTCCAGAGATGGAGCAGCAAATCAAAGAGGCAAATGAAACGCTTATCCAAGCGAATCTATCTTCATTGCCCATCAACAAAGATCAACTTGCCGAATTGCAAGCATTGAAATCTTTAAAGATTCAAGGGCTTGCAGACAAGGGTGGTTACAAGTTGATAGATACGGAGCGCAAGCGTGTTAAGCAATTGCGTTTAGCTATTCAAAGACGTGAAAAGGAAATCCTTGAGACACCAAAGGAGATCATCAACCGGGTAAAAGCAGGCGTTGCTGAATGGGTTGAAGAGTTAACTGAAATCGAAGATTATCTGCAAGCAGAACAGGCCAATTTCGAGCAGCTTGAGCGCGAAGAGAAAAAGCGCCTTCAGGACTTGGAAGACAAAAAGATCAATGATCGTTGCACTAGAATTGATGAAACGGGAGCCGTAATCAAAGGCCAAAGTTATTTCATTGGTGAACATGCGATCCACATGAATGACGTGTGCGATTTCAAGGAGGATGAGTTTAACCGCTGGATAGATCAGGCCAATATCATTGCTGCTGACATGGCAAAGGAAAAGGCCAAAGCAGATCTTATGAGTAAACGCAAGTCTGAGATCAATCAGCTCGGTATGTTTTATAATGAAGAGTCTGGTGTGTTTAGTCGCGCTCGATTCGAAACAACACTTACAGAAGAGCAGTTGTTTCTGTTGTCAGTTGAAGAGTTCAACGCCCTTCACAGTGACTTGTCTGATTTGCACATAGCTGAAAAGAAAAAGATAGAGGAGTTCGAGCGCAAGCAACAGGAGCAAGCAGAAGAGCAAAAGCGTATTGATGCCGCTCAAGTGCAGATCAAGCGCGATCGCGGCAACAATCGTCATCTAGCACTCACAAATCTTGGATTCTCCTTGATAGGAGAGGGGTACTACCTCGATGGTACCAATCAGGTTTTCACTAAAACCGAAATATTCGAAAGCGAAGAGGATGCATGGACTTTGATGCTTGCAACAGCTCAGGCAAAATCTGATGAGTACAACCAGGAGATTGAACTGATCCGTATCGAGAGCGAAGAAAAGGAGGCGAAGCAAAAGCAGTTTGAAGACCGCTGTGCAAACTTGCGAGCCCTTGGATTCGTTGAACGCGGTGAAGAGATTGCACTGCTGTTTGTCGGTGATGAAAAATTGGGAGTCAAATCGCTCAGTATGGTAGTGAGTTTCACTGAGATTAGAGAGGCGGGTCCAGAAGACTTTAGCCAAATTCTTGCAGGTTGTAGCGCTCACGCTTCTAATGTGTTCGATGCAAAGAATAGATTGGTGTTTGAGCAAAAGCACCAGAGCGAGAAACTTCGCGCTCAGGAGTTGAAGAAAATGCGTCCGGATGGAGAAATCCTGAAGGCATTGGTGCAAAATATTGATGCCCTAAAAGTTGATGTTTCTACCATGAAGTCGGAAGCAGGCAAGAAGGGCGCTGAAAGAGCAAATCATGCCATTGATTTATGCAAAAAAGAGTTGGCCAACATTACAATTGATTTTGTCTAATGAACGCCAACCACATTCGCAAGACTGACCGTGGGTTTGTAATAAATTTCCGTTACAACCCACGGCTTGTGGATGCTGTTAAACTCATTGATGGAAGATCATGGAATGACAAGCTAAAGTGCTGGACAGCTCCATTTTTTTCAGTCGATCAAGTAACAGCATTTGCTAATAAGTATGAATTTGAGATCGTAGATGAGAGCACAGGTAATTCGCCTTACGATTTTTCCAATATTGAATATCCTAAAATGCCTGAGTATAGAGGATCATCTACTTTTAGGCGCACCCCATTTCCTTATCAATTGGAAGGAGTGCAATATATCTGTGATAATAAAAGGGTGATCGTTGGTGATCAGATGGGGCTAGGTAAAACAGGCCAATCAATAATGGCAATCACAGAGGTGAATGCATTTCCATGCTTAATCATTTGCCCGGCTACTCTTCGTGAGAACTGGAGACGTGAATGGACTATTTGGACAGATAAGCGTGCAAGGGTGTTGGATGACTCTATAAAGAACCGGTGGGAGTTTCTCATTGATCGGGGCCAATACGATGTTTTCATCGTCAATTATGAGTCATTGCAGAAGTATTTTGTTGAAGAGCGCAAGCAGAAGGATGAAGGCGAAAAACTTACTTTGAAGGATTTCAAATTCAAGTCAGGCATTGACAAATTTCAATCTGTAATTATTGATGAGAGCCACAGATGCAAGAACAACGCTACCATTCAAACGAAGTTGACCAAGGGTATATGTAAGGACAAGGAGTACATTTTAGCGCTGACAGGAACACCTGTAATCAATAAACCAGATGATCTTATATCACAGCTCGCAATCATTGACCACCTGAACACCCTCGGAGGGTACAAGGCATTCAAAGCTATGTATTGTGATAAGCCAATCACCGGGGCATTGGAGCATCTGAACGCGCAACTCAGGCGCAATTGTTTCTTCAGAAGAGAAAAGCACGAGGTACTTACTCAGTTGCCTAGCAAAACAAGGCAGATCGTTTATTGCGAGATCAATAACAGGCAGGAGTACAAAGAGGCTGAAATGGATCTTGCTGACTACCTCAAAAAGTACCGCCAAAAAACGGATGAGGAAGTTCAGAAAAGCCTTCGTGGTGAACTCATGGTGAAGATGCAGGCACTGAAGAACATATCTGCCAATGGAAAGCTAGAAACGGCATTCGAATACATTGATGAAGTAATGGAGGCAGGCGAGAAATTGATTGTATTCGCTCACTTGCATGAGGTGATCAACAAGATCGTAGCAAAGTACCCTAAATGCGTCACAGTTACCGGAAACGATGCCCACGAACAGCGTGATGCTAATGTAGATCGCTTCCAAACGGATCCCGAATGTAGGCTGATCGTTTGTTCGATCATGGCTGCTGGTGTTGGTATTACGTTGACAGCAGCAAGCAGAGTTGCATTCGTTGAATTCGCATGGCACGCTGCTATACATGACCAGGCCGAAGATCGCGCTCATCGTATTGGCGCCAAAGACAATGTACAATGCACATATTTCGTGGGTAAAGACACGATTGATGAGCACATCTATGGAATCATCGAAGAGAAGCGATCAATGAGTAATTCAGCGGTAGGTGCCATTGATGTTACTACTGTGGATATTCTTGGAGATGCAGCACGATTATTTGATGAAAACTTTGGAAAATCAAACGATTCTAATAACTCAACACTTTTCTGAAATGGAATACAAATACGAAGAGGTTGTCAACGAAGGTTATCCGCAGTACAACATAAAAGTTGTAGTTAAAGAATCCAACGGCCTTTCTTTATTCGGTGAATGTGTGGAATTGAGGGAGCGCCTTCGAAAATTAGATAGCATAATAGATTTCATGGACAGATATGACTCCCTAAACTTTAGAATGGAGCAGGTGAAAGTACGGAAAATGCTCGACGAAAAAATGAAGGAACTATCCTCACTTGATCAGGAAAGAATTGGTCAAGAATTCAAAGTTAATAATCTGCATAAATAATTCACTGCAATTTGATGCAATTTGCATAATATTGCGGGGATGAAAACAGAAGTTTGGTCGGTAGCTGATTATCGCAAGTTTATTGTCAAAGGATTAAAGAAGGGCAAGTTGCCTAAGAAGCCCGCATCTATGCGTGGGCAAGAGCACCTGAGTAGGATTGGAATGGCGTTAAAGGACTCTGGTTATACAGTTGTCTTCGAACACATATTCCATCCTACTCGCAAGTGGCGCTTTGACCTTGCCTTGCCAATTCTGAAAATAGCAGTTGAATATGAGGGTATATCGTCATCTAAAAGCCGGCATACCACGATAAAGGGCTATACCGGTGATACGGAGAAGTACAATGAAGCTGCGCTAATGGGGTGGATTGTCATTCGAAAAACCGTCCTCAATTTATCAGGAGTTCATCAAGACATCCTAAAGGCTATCAAAGCCCGTGAATCTGAAACACATAAATCACATAAATCACATGGTTAACAATCAAATCAATCTTTCCTTCCTACAGGAATTCGCGCAAGAATGCGAAAGCTACAAGGCCGCACAAATTGCAGCAGAAAATGCTCGTTATGAATTTACGGTTGCTGAATACAAGTATCAAAACGGCTATATCGGATATCAAGAATTCAGTAGAGTGAGAATGCACTGGCATTCATCAGTCGATAAGATGCGTCAAATGCTAATGACAAATAAGCATTCTGTCTCAATCCAGTATTAATCTCAACCCTTATTGTTATGGCAAAAGATCCAGCGTTTTTATTTTATCCTGGGGATTTCTTGACTGGTGTTCAAGATTTAACTATGGAAGAGCGAGGCCAATATATCACCTTGCTTTGCCTCCAACATCAGAAAGGTCCGCTTACCGAAAAAATGATCCGGCTTTCATGCGGCAATGCCGCGGCAGATGTCATGGCAAAATTTCGGCAGGATCCGGCAGGCAATTTTTACAATGAGCGGCTTGTGGAGGAAATTGAAAAAAGAGCAGCCCATGCCGAAAAACAAAGGCAGCGTGCTAAGAGTGGGTGGGAAAAAAGAAAGAAAGTTGCTGATAATCAATTCGATAAAGAAAACATAAGCGATAGCCGCGGCATTGCCGCGGCATATACCACGGCAAATGCCACGGCAAATGCCACGGCATTGCCTTTAGAAAGTGAAAATGAAAATGAAAATGAAAATAGAATTGGAATAGAAAAAGGGAGTGAAGAGGGAAAAAACAATTCTGACAACATTCATTTTCTCATGCCACAAAATTCCAAACCGAGAAGAGAACGAATGGCGGGTACTGTTGCCCAAAATGTTCCAGAGCTTCTTGTGGTGCAATCATTTTGGGATAACTGCACATGTGATGAAAAATCAACGCTTCAAGGTTGGACCAAGGAAAAAGCCTATGAGCAAGCGGCATCGTGGTACGATTCAATGGTAGCAAGGGGTTGGAAGGTAGGAAAAGCAGGAACGCCAATGAAGGATTGGAGGGCAGCATCAAGGACGGGAATCCGAAACGCGGTTGAATGGGGCAAGATTAGCCCGCAAACAGGTCAAAATTCACATAAATCACCAAGCACGTACAAATCGTTTAGTTCGATTGTCGGAGCCCTTTAATCAAGCTAAAAATGGAAAACACATCAACAACAATGGAACAATCAAATTTTGAAAGGTTCAATGGAGATTGGAATGCCTACCAAGAATACAAGAGGCAATTGAAAATTGAAGCAGGCGAAATAGCGTTACCAAATTCACAAGCAATAGGAAATTATTGGGGTCAAGTTATAACTGATCCAATTAAACAACCAGTGCTTGCGCTTGAGAAAAATCAGGTATGGCACATGCTCAAATATCGCGCTTATATACTTTTCAAAATAAAGAATAAAGATATTCCCATTAGCGATTTACCAAGATTCACGGTGAATGACGCCAATCGATCTGTGATAGCGAATTTAACCAACTATGCGCTAAGAGCGAATAGCCCGGACGTAGATCTGAAAAAAGGATTTATGCTTCGAGGATTACCCGGTGGCGGTAAGACATTTCTTGTAAAACTCTTTGCAGATGCAAATGGAGAGCGGCACAATGGCCAATCAGTCCATGGACTTAATGACCTTCGTGGAATTGGTTGGGGAGATGGTATTCATTTTGGTATGTACACAATACCAAATATTCATTCTTGCGTTACAATTCATCATCAGTTCAGAAGAGATGGTGAAAAGGCTTTGGATCCATTTCTTGCACACAAGCCAATGTTATTCGATGACCTTGGAAATGAAGAGAGCAGCGCTTCGCGATACGGAAATCGTATAAACGTTATGGAGTCAATCATTTGCCAGCGTTACGATCTATTTGTGAACTTTGGAATCAAAACATATTTCACATCGAACATCACAGATCCAAAAGAGATTGAAGAGATGTACGGCATTCGTGTTAGAGATCGTCTTCGTGAAATGTGCAACGTCTGGACTTACGAGTCAAACGAAAAAAACCATATTAGTTTCCGATGAAGAGCAAAATTCATAAATCAATCGCGCTGGTGGTGAAAATTTCTTGCCTGATAGCCGGTGCCGCTTTTGCGGTCAAATTCCTAACAATATTCCTCGAAAAAGGATAATTTTTTTTGCCAAAATTGTTAATTTGCATAAATATTTATGCTAATAGTTTGCAATTTGATTTAATTTGCATATATTTGTAGAGCCAATCAGGTACACATAAATCAAAAAACAATCAAAATGAAAAAGTTACAATTGACAAAAGAAATGGCAGCAGAGATCAAGACAAAACTTGAAGAGGCTGTATCAGAGCACTGCTGCGGAGAGTTTGAAGGACTTGTAAGCGAATCAGTTTACCACAACGAAGATCAATGCTTAGTGATTTGGAATTACTCTGATGGATTGAAAGTTGAATTGATGGACACTGATGAAGATGATGAAGAGGTTGTATTCGAAGGCGAAGAGCTCGACAAATTAGAGTGTCAATACGAAGCAATCGTGAGTGAGATCAATAGCGAGTGCGAAGAGTCAACAAGATTCTACAACGAATTAAGATCAGACTCATACGCTTGGTAAAAATCAAACGCCACCGATCTGAAAAGGTCGGTGGCTAACTATAAAAATCACATAAATCACAATGGCACAAGAATCAAAATCAACAGAGCAGCAAGGATTGGAACTACTTGCAAAAAATTTCGAGCAGTTCATAAAGCTCACAGAGCAAATGCGAGCAGCGCAAAAGCGATACTTCAAAGATCGCACATCAGCAGACCTGAACGAAGCACGTCAGCTCGAAATCAAAGTGGACAACTTCATTAAAAATTGGAACTAAGCCATGGACTACAGACACCGCTTAAAAATGAACTGTCCCCACGTAGTGAAGATGGACATTCAATTTGATGGAGATTCAGCCTTTTTGGATGACGTGTGCAGGACACTATCAATGCGTTTTGGCAAGGTAGAACTAGAGCACGTTGTTGTCGAATCGAGCGCTGGAGTATACGCACGAGCAGTAACATACGTAGAAGGTCAACGAACCACCATGGATGAACCTATTCGCAAATCAAAAGAAGCATTCGAAATGTACTTCGAACTTTTTCCTGAAGACAGCGCGAACTATGTTTTGGAAGATGGTGAATACACAAAACATAAAGAGGAGGCAACGGTATGATCACTATAAACGAACGATTAGCTACCTCCGAGCAATTAGCTCAATTGGTATTCAACGGACGCCCTGAGAACTGCGACAAAGACCATGCGCCCGTATTGTTATGGTTCCTGCCCGGTACAGACATGAAATGGCTTGTGAGTGAGATTGTAGATGACGAAACCGCTTATGGCCTTTGTGACCTTGGTGTTGGTTTTCCTGAGCTTGGATATATCCACCTGCCTGACCTACTTCATTTGCAGAATTCGCGTGTGTTTGGCATCGAGCGCGATAGACATTTTGAGCCAAAGCACCCTATGAGCGTGTATGCTCGAACCGCTTCCAATCTTCGTTTCATATCAACCAAAGACGCTGACCTCACCACAGCGGTAAATATCGAAGCAGCATGAAAAATTACCTGATTGTGATTGTCTGTGTTTTCGTGCTTGCGGACATGGTGATATTCAGTAAAGGGGTGGCAAGTCTGATTGTACTTGCCGCCCTCGCACTGGGTACGGATGAAGCAAAAGAAGTAAAGGAGGTTCGCAATGATTAAAGCAACAGAGCTGCGCCTTGGAAACCTGATTGAATATCACGTTTTTGACCTCGTAGATGGCACAGATACTTGGTTCGAAAACTACGTGGATATAGACGATATGCGTTGGATATCTGCAAATCCAAATGATGGGCTTTACCGCCCCAAAGCATTGACCGAGGAATTGCTTGTGAGGATGGGGTTCACGCCTGACTCTCATAAAATTTGTTTCGACCACCCATTACCTAAAGAGCCTGAAAACGAACATAAAGATTTGGGTAAAACATTCCCCACAATTTTCTTCAACAAAAGGCTTGAAAGATGGATGGATTGCCATACGAGAGTTTGTGTTGATAATGCCCACGAACTCCAAAACCTTTACCACGCTTTGACGGGCGAAGAACTCACAATAAAGGAGGTCAACCCATGACCTACGGAACCTCCGCTGCATTTGTCAGCCATTGGGTGACGATTATTGTCAGCACCAAGATGGGTGGTGATCGAATTGAAGTATTGCGCTGGGATAAATTGCCTTGGGATGTTCGTTGCAAATGGAGTTGGTATTTTAAGTACCGGGCGGCTCTTCTGCAGGTCAAGTACCCTAAGGCAGAAGTTGATCATAGATGGGGCAATGAGTCAGCTACAGGCAACTTATTGGCCAATATCAAATCAAACCAAATCAGAGCGAAAAAAGGGAAGATCACCGAAATCAAGAACAAGCTCGATTTGGCCAGAGAGAATTGGAATGAGCTATTCCCGATTGATGACGATGAGATGTATCAAAAATGCATGGCGAAATTGTTTCGCCTGAA